ATCATCAATATACCTAAAAGAACCATTAGAACCACTTAAAATGAATTCTAAGTTACCAGGGTCAACTGATTCTTTATAGCGGGCACGTGCTATATTGATAACAAAAATATCATCTGAATCTATTGAAACACCCGAAGAAGATGCAAATGAGAATAACTCATCATCTTGTTCTAGTAGTATTTGTCTATATTGAGCGTAAGTTGCTTTGGATGCTTGGGTAGATGTATCATCATTTCCTAATGAAGTTGAACCACTACCATATTTGTTACCAAATGCTACTGCGTATTGTACTTCTGCAGATGCATCAGTACCAGGGTCTGTTGAATATACATTTAAATAATATTCTGTTGAAGCTGCAGTTTGTGCTGATGAAGTAAAGAAATTAGATAGAGAACCAGTATCACCAGTCCAAAGACCAGTTGTTACAGTTTCTACTTTTCCTTGTACAGTATCAAACTCTCCAAATCTTTTATAGATTCCAGTCGAAAGGTTTCCACCTTGTGCTGCAACTTTATCACCACCACTTAAATATTGGTTGATGATTTCCGATAATTGTTCAGAAGTAACGTTACCATTCTGAGAAGATAGATATGCTGCTAAATCAGATGATAGATTTACTCCTGCTTGTCCTGTTATTTGTGCCATCTTATTATTTTCCTATTATTTTGGTTGTACATAAGTAACGGTAACAGGTATAGTTTGTGAACCACCAGTTTCATTACCATATACTGTAATCGTTGTTTTAATTGTTGCCGTAATATTTGGATTAGGTAAGAATGTAAATTCTAAACCAGTTTCTATTGCAGCAGTTGTTGTGATTTCATCACCAAGTGCTAGAGGAATCGTACCCGATGTTGCTGCTAAACCACTACCAACTATCGAACCTGCATTCTTGTTAGAAAGAATAATAGTATATCCACCTTGAGAATTTCCTGCTGGTGAAGTTGTTGGTGTAAGGGAAACTTGACCCGAACTTTGGTTTACTGAAACTGAAGGAATACCAAATTCTACTTTTGGTATCTTCTTTGTTCCTTTTGGTAAAGTTACCAATTTATATTTTAATGCCTGAGTTTCATCTGGTGAAGCCTCAGTAATTGGGATTGCTTTAATTGCTGCATCATAATAAGCACTACCCTTTGGATGTGCCGGTTCGTATAATGAGTAATCTATCTCATCATCACCTAATGCGAATTTTGTGATGTTTAATCCACCACCGTTTGCTAGTAGTTCTCTACCCTTTCTTGTAAGGATAGCATCTACTGTAATTTCTGCGTTATCTAAATATGCCATAATTGTTCCTCTATGTTATTCAATATATAAATATAACTATTTTTAAAATTATTGTTTTTATTTCCTATCAACCTCTAAAATTGGTTCACCTTTTCCTCTTGCTGTATCAGAAACTTTAAGAATGTTAGGGTTAGTACAGAAAGTTTCTACAGGTGAACGACCATCTAAAGTTGTTCTTGATGTTTGTCTTGAAGGAGATTTAAATCCTCTTTTACCATATTTATCACCTAAGTTTGAACCTGGTAATCTTCCACCATTTGAATTAGCTGCAACAGCAGATAAAATATTATCTCCACTTGGTGCAGGGTCACCTATTTCATTAAACACTACTATTTTTCTTGTTTTAGTAACATCAACCAATCTATATAGTGGTTCTTTGAACCATCTTTTACCATCGGCAGTTTTCTGACCAGTACCAGGAATTGCTTGTCTTTCCTTTTCTGTATATTGTTCAGTTACAATCCAAACTTGTTTTCTTTCTTTTATCAATCTTCCATTACCATCTAAACGAGTAATATTTGCAACTCCATTTCTAGCAAGTATTCCAGCAAGACCATTTCTTAAACTTCGTGGGTCTATACCAACTTGTGATTGACCGTTGTTAATTTCAAACTGTCTTAGTAACTGTTGAATTTTAAGTATATCTGTAATTCTACCATCTTGTAAATCAACAGAAGATACAAATGTTGGTCCAACACTTCTTAAAATACCATTATACTGACTTCTATTAAATGTAAATCTTGGAGTAAATCTTCTTAAAATACCAGGATTTATTCTTCTTGCATCAGTTTTAAACTTAAATCTATCAAAAAGATTCACACGAGTATCTTGTCTTTTAATATTTTGTGGTCTGATTTTAACTGTATCTCTTAAATTAATCGTAGGTTGTTTAATTTTTGCAAGAACATCAATAGCAGTTGGTTTTTTATGCTCTACTTTACTTCTTTCAAGTATATGTGGTTCAATTAATAATCCACTTGATGTAATTGCTCTAGCAGGAACAAGTGTTTCTAACGTTTCAAACAAAGATTGGTCTATATATCTTACTAACTGAATATACTCATAAAGATTTAATGTATATCTTTCAAAGTAATAGTTTCTAAGTTTCTTTAATTCAGTATATTCGTAGTTGTATCTATCATTAGGGTCTCCAATATACTCATCTAATTCAAACTGTCCGATTGATTTGAGGATATCGTTATTAATCTCTTTTATTGGAGAGAAGAATAATCCTAACTTATTAGAATCAATTGGTGCAGTATCAAATGATTTTTTAGTTGAACGTTCTCTATATGAAAGAGATATTCCATTTTCAATATTTTCTGTTGGTGCTAACGCTTCTTGTACTTCAAATCTAAATTTGTTAGCATTACTAAATCCACTTGAAGGAACATTTGCAGTTACAGTTCTTTCATACGTTGTATAATGATATGGATATTCTGTATTAGAATCAAAATTAGATGCAGTTACAAAATCAACATCATATGTTTCGTTAATTGAAACATTTTTAATAGCAGTATCTGCATTTCTATCTTTTGGATATTCAAAATCTAAACGAAGAATTAAATCTTCAGTAGAAGATGAATGATGATTTCCATCAATTGCATCTGGCATTAAAGTATGATTATCAATACGAGATTCTGTTAATGCAGTTGTCCAATATCTAAATTCATCAACTGAACCTGTAAATGTTGAACCACCAATTGTTAATTGATTATCCAACTCCCAAGATGAAGTTGGTACATTTTTAATTGACATTGATACTGCGTTTCTAATTCTTTCGTTGAATCCTTCTTTTGCAAATACTTCAAACGAACCAGTTCCAAGATGTTGTACTACAATCTGAGTATATTCTTCATTAAAGAATGGCATTAGTTCAGATGATTGCGATAATATTGTAGAACCACTTAAATATTGGAATTCTACTTTACCTTGAGTACCAGTGCCAGGATAGACAACACCAACATTCCACCCACTTGATGATATAAATGTTTGAGTTTGTCTTTCTTCTGTATTCAATCGAATTTCAACTGAATTTGGATGGTCTACTGTTTCTGTATATTCTTTCCATGGAATCAATATAGATTCAGAACCACTTATGTTTATTGCAGCAGTTCTATCTTCAAATGAATACTTAGTTACACCACCATCACCATTTCTTGGTCCACCAAATTCCATTACAGTTAACATCGATGAAGGAACTCCATAACAAGCAAGAGCCGCTTTTACTGCTCTACTTGAACCTTTATGTTTCATCAAGTAAGGTAAGTTATTTAATAATCTTCTCCAAACTTCGTTTTGTCTATCCTTACCCGACATTGAGTTTACAGAAGTACCATCTTCTGTTGTACCAAATGCATATTGCCAAAGTGCCTGTGCGTTAGCACCCATTTTAGCATCCCATCCAAGAGATTTTAACATTTGAGATAGTAATCCATCCCTTATACCACTTGAATATTTGTGTTCTAAGTTTTTCTTTTCTGCTATTGATTTTGTATAAGACCAAAGAACATCAAAATGATGACCCATCATATTAAAGAATGTGATAAACTCAGGTCCTTCTTGGTCATCAATTACATGCTGTGGTAAATTATTTACTAAGAAATCTTTATTATAATAATCATAATTTTGTGCTGAATCTATAATACCACTATACCAATTTACCGCATCATTAGATGTAGATGCAGATATAGATGTTTGTCCTGCACCGGGATAAGTTAATCCATCTATTGATGAACTTGTATATAAGAAAGATTCAAACCCATCTAAATTATCAATTAGTTTTTGTTTTGATATTTTATTTGATTCTATTTCTTTTTGCATTCTTACTGAACCTGTATAGAATGAGCCTGATTGTAATTGTTCTACCTTTTCATCGTAGAATTCTAATAATTTTATTTTATATAAAAAGTTGTTTACTCGTTCTTCTGCAGAAGAGTATTTAACAAAATTATCCCATCCCCAACTTGTAGTAGAATCTATAATAAGTGAACCACTAATTTCTTTGGAAGAACTTACATATTGTATATCAAGATTCTTTAAAGAAAATCCACTACCACTTACAAATTGTGATAATAAAGATGTTGTAGTTGCAGAACCACTAGATACTAATTCATCATAAATTTGGAATCCAATATTTTCTCCACATACACCTTGACCAAAATCTGGTTTTAATTCAACACAATCTTTTAATTCTTCATTGATAAGTGTAACTTGTTCAATAAGTGGAATTGATTGTATTTTAGATACCCAAATCTGTTCATTCGGTTGAACACTTCTTGGAAGTGGTTCGTACATTTTGAATACCAAAGTTTCTTCTTCGTTTGTTTTTTTACGAACGATTTGGTCTACATACTCACCTTCATCATTTTCAACCTTTTGAATTACATCTTCATATTGAGAAAATTCTTCATAATCAGTACACCATGTTGCGATAAGTTTATTATCCCCATCTCCAAAGTGCATTAAATGAGTTAAAAATTTAGAGTTATCTTGTGCAAGAGCTGATGAGTCAAAGTTTTCACATATGGCATCTGAAATATCTCTCATTACCTCAGGTCTACGAAGTAATATATCACCTTTATCAAATGCAATTTTAATTGATTCTGTTATTCCTTCGGTTAATTCATCACCTTCTTCATTGTAAGGAATAAAATATAAATCAAAATAAATATATCCTGCTACATCTTGTAATGATTCTCCAGCTTGTTTTAATATCTTACCAATATTAAATTGTTGAGAACCTATAGCAGGTCCACCTTTTAATATTCGTGTAGTATTTGATACCTTTCCAATATAAACATCAATATAGTTTGTATTTACCGATTCCCAATTTACACCAAAATCAATATTATATCCCTTGTAATCTTCACCAAGGATAGTTTCAGGGAATTCAATTCTTGTAATATCCGGTCCTGGTAGTAAATCTTTTTGAATTACGTTTATTGCTACTGCTTTTGCTTCACCAGTACCATTAATATTAGAATCTGGTTGTAACCAAACTTGATATGCACCTGGGCCGTTGAAATCACTTTCTTTTAAAACTAATTTAGTATTGAAATTATTTTTTCTTACACCATTTTTTGTTCTAACATTTACCCAATCTGTATTACGAGTTGTAAATGGTACTTCAACTGATGTATTACCACCCTCTCCAATATTGAAAGTATAAAGTCCACCATCTGTTAATTCTAAACTTGGTTTTGTATATCCTGGAGCAGATTCACCCGATGTTCTTTTCTCAGTTACAACATATTTTTCATATCTGTATGTTGGACTAGCAGCTGGTTGTGGGTCTACAGGGGGGTCTTTTGGAATTTCTCCTTTTGATACTGCAATTCTTAACTTGTAGTTTGATTTAGCAACTAATTTTCCAAATGTAAACTTTGGTGTATTTGTAGCTGCAACCTTTGTACCAGATGCATTATATAAAGTATATACATGATTATATGAACTATTACTAGTTGGGTTAACATCTAGTGTTTTTGGGTCTACATTAACTATATCAGTTTGACCGCTATCTTTAATTGTTGTAGTTTTACCACCAAGATTAACCGTTGCAGAAACTCCTGCTGGAAATTCATACTGCAGAGTAACTTTAACATCTTGTGATGGTGGGTCTGGTATAACAATTTCTTGTGGATAATTAAATACTAAACTTAAACCAGGTCTACTTGGTGATGCAGTTCCAACAACCCTACCATTTAATAAGGCTTGTACGTTATACTGATTACCATTAACCAATGTTTTTAGTGTATAAACTTCTTTTGCTTTTATAGAACTTTTTGCACCTATTTGTTTTGATGATAAAAAATCTTTTGCATTAGCAGAAAATGTACCACCTGGAGCTGGTACAGATTGTCCACTATCAGTAAAGATAAATCCTTTTTTATGAGAAGGAACACTTTTTAGATTTATTTTTAATGGGAAATTTAATGGAGGTATTGCTGCAGGTGTTAAATCTGGTAGTGTTATTCTACCAAAACTATTTCCTATACCAACAACCTGTCCATCTTTAAGAGGTGTTATATTCCCATATGTTAATCCCAGGGATTCTTCTACACCTTTTCGTATGGCATCTTTGTCTATATCTATCGTACCAAGACCAGAACCTAAACCAGAAAAATCTAAATTCATAAGACCTGTTAAATCTATCCAATCACCAATAGCTTCGCTCCACATCCAGCCATTGATGTTTTCGTTGGTATATGCTCCTGGTCTTGTTGGTTTTGCCATTAGTTATCTCTCCTATTAGTATATAAATATCTCATTGAATTATTTGTATTATCGCTCTCTTCTTTGAGTACCATCGAGGTCACGTTCGGGTGAACCTTGACCTGCGTAACTTCTTCCACTATAAGATGTTAAATCCTCAATAACGCTTAGTTTACGGTTGTGAGTTAATATTCCATTTGCGTAATAAGTATGTTTACCATTTAACGTAATTAAATAAACATCTTCATTTCTATCCCAACTGATACTTGAAACTTTTACTTCATTTTTATCTCTATCCAAATAGATATCACCTGGTTCTAATTGTAGAGTAGTTCTAATCACCCAATCTTCTCCTCTACGAACAAGATGTTTGTGGTCCTCACTACATTCCAATAACCCATTGTTAATAGAATATACTTCCGCATCAGTAATAGTAATAGTATCCACTACTTTATAATCTGCCGTATCATATTGTTCTATGTTTTTACCCGTCCAATTATCTTCAACTTTATTCCAAGGTGAAAGTGTTTTAATATCAAAACCCTTTACACTATCTCCAATTTTAATATCTTTAATAGGTATCTGATTACCAGAAGATAATTCTACCATAGTATTACCAACTAAACACCCACCTGTACCTCCAGTTTGAGCCGGAGCCGGTTTCGGTCTAGGAGAGTACGGTTTCGGTTTTGGTTTTGGTGGTACTGGTTTTGGTGGAAGTGGTTTTGGTCTTGGTATTGGTATTGTAGTTCCTTCTTGACTAATCGTTACTGATGTTGTTGGATTTCCTGGTAATGTAGAACTGAAAGAAACAGTACCACTACGTGCAGGTCCATCGTTTTTATACACCCTCACTCTTAATATAGGTAAAGAAAAACTTCTTTCTTGAACAGTTATGTTACACCATGATGGAGCACCTGTGATTCTGTATTTATATCCAGTTTTTCCACGAGTAATTACAGGAGAAGAACTCATTCTAAATTGTTGTATTAGTCTACCATTTGCAGGTGCTGGTTGTCCTTCAATTGGTGATGCACTAATTGAATATCCACCACTTGCTGGTTTTGGTCTTGGTCTTGGAGTACCACCACTTGGTCTTGGTGCCGGTGGTCTTGGTGGAGGTGGTGGAGCTGGAGGTGGTGGAGGTGGAGGTATAGCAATTTTCTTATACTTAGTTACATTCACAGTATATTGACATATATCATCCACAGTTGCAGTCGCATTGTAATTTGTGGCTTTAGGGTCTCTACATCCTCTAATAGCAGGTTTCTTTTCTGTTGGGGCTTCTGCTAAAAACTCCCCATCTGATGTTACTGTTTTTAAAATCTTTTTTAATGAATCAATAGTTTTTTGTTGACCTCGTGTTCTAATTGTTTCACTTCGTATTTCTTGATTTGGTAAATGATAATTTACACATTGTTCTCCAATATCACAAAGTTGCTGTATTATTCCTTTTGAATTAAAGTTAATACCAAAAGTTTCACCAGTTGGTTGACCAAATTTTTCTTGTTCTAAAATATTAGAATATCTATTATTTCTGAAATGGTCTAATGCTTTATCAAAAGATATTTTTACAAGAGATAACCATCTTTCAAAATTATCTATTTTAAATTCTTTTTGAATTAATTTTATATATCCCTCACCATCTGCAACCTTACCTCGTAAGGTTAACATATTTTTTAAAATGGTTGGTATATCAAATTGTGCAGCAAATTCATCTAAAAACGTAATTACATCAGCTGCGAAATCTTCACCACTTGTGAATGTATCATATCGAGTTTGTAAATCTGAATTTGGTTTACCAGTTGATTCATCGATTACTGGTAAAACTCTTACTTCGGTTCTTGATGGAGAAATTTCATGTATCCATGCTCTATCAAACTTACGTTCTTCTGAACCTAATCTTCTATTAAGTAAAGCTACTGATGTTTTAAAGACACCTTGAGAGTATCCAGCTTCTTTAATTAATTTTTCTAAATCAATAAAAAATTCATCAGCACCATTTCTTTTAATATTATATTTGGTTTTATTTACTTTACTAAAATATTTTTTAATATTTTCATCTGTATAAGAAATATATCTTACTAATTTTCCATTAGTAAACTCTTGTGGAAGTGGATTATCGTTTGCATCATAGAGTATAAATTCAATGATATCACCGACATCAATACCAAATAGACCTCTTCGAACTTCGCGTTCAAAAATATCTCTATCTTTTTTCTCAACTCGATAGCCTTTTTTTTGTTCTATATTTTTAAAATCTTTGATTGCCATTATTTTTTATTTTTTCTGATAGCCCAAGTTAATGAATCTGATTTAGCAGTTGTACCATTATCATATCTTACTGTAATTGTAAAAGTACCACTATAATCTTTTGCTGAATTTAAGAAGTTACTCTTATCCGGCTCTGGTTTATTTCTACCACCGATTGCTTTTCTAAAATAAAGGGGTACATTTTGTTTTGCCCCTTTATTAATCGAAATAATTGAACTTGATGTTGGTGAACCATCATTACCAAATCCAAGAATTTTACCACTATAATCTTTGATTCCACCTGATACTGAAATTGATACTTGGGTAATTTTAGCACCACTATCTTTTAAGTTTTGTATAGTAAGAGTTCCAGCTTTACCTGGTGTTGGGTTATCAACTGAAGTCGTCCATTTAATATCAGAACCACCACCTGCTGCATCACTCTTAACACCATAGTAAGATTCACTATCTGAAAGTGGAACTAATCCTGCTGCTGCCGCGGCTGTTTCTGCCGCAGAACCCGCAAGTTGAGATTCTAATGTTTTTTGTTGATTTTCCAAAGCTAATCGTTGAGCTTCTGCTGCTGCAGCTTGGGCTTCTCTCTGTGCCTTTGCTGCTTCTGTTTGAGCTTCAAGTGATTTAACTCCTGCATCAATTTGTACTTCAAGACCAGATACAATCTTTCTTAATGAAAGAAGTTCTTGTCTTAATACATCTTTTTGAGCAACTAAACCTTCTACTTGTGCATTTAACCTAACTCTTTCATTTGCTTCTTTTGTTGCTTTGATAATTGCAAGTGTTAATTTAGAAGTTTGTTCTTTATATCGTTCAGTTGATTGTTGAAACTGATTATCTACAACTGCCTTTTGAGTTTTTAAAGAATCATTCTCTACGAGAGCTGCCTGTAATTCTGCCGTTAATTGTGCAACTTCTCCTTCTAATGATAAGATTCTTTGTTGAGCTGCTTCTAAATCTGCTAGTGCCTGTTGGAATTTATTTTCTAATTCATCATATACAGGTCTTGGAACTACATCCGGTCTTGGTGGTGCTTGTGGTTTAACTAACTCATCAATATCAACATCGATTGCCTTTTTTAATTGTTCTTCAGTATATGCTGGTTTCTCAATAAATGAAGTAATTTCACCATCTCGTTCACCTTTTAAATGGTCATATGGTACATCTTGAGATGCGGACACAAAAGTAGATGAACCATCAATAAATGTATGGTTTTTATTGGTAGGGTCCTCAGACACAATTACTTGTGAACCTTGTTTTACCAATTCATCAAATCTAAATCTGTTATCTAATGCCATTTTATTTCTCTATTGTAAAAGTTAAATCCTTATCTTCAAAGTATTCTATTACACCATCTCTATCTATTTTAATCTGAATATAATAATTTCTATTGTATTCCCAATTTGTTAAATCTAGTTTAAAATAGTTACCACTTGAATCACAACTAACTTTTGTGTAATCATCATCGAATGGAATTATTATCTCATCTGTCAATGCATCTTTTACTTGATAATAACTTGTTGATGGTAAAAAATATACATCTGTATAAGAATATTGTTTGGTATAAGTTTTAAGAGGATATTTTTCTCTTCCAAAAACTCTGATTGTAGGTTTACTTCCTTGTTTATATCTAGTCTTTAATCGTTTAAAGGTTACATGAATATCATCAGAGGTAAGTGCGGTTAAAGAACCAGTAGAGAATAAAGAATCATCCCAACCAATTCTTAGTTTAGGTTGGTATATTGTATTTGTTTCTTTTGAGAAGAATTTTAATTGTCCATAATCATTAGTATCGTTTTCTAATGCTGTATCGTATTTTATAATAAATCCTTCATTTGGTAGAGTTCCACCAATCCACTCATCCATGGTTGTTTTAACATCCATTTCTATATCAGATGATTCATATGAAAATGATTGTGAAGAATATGAACCAGTGAACCAAGTTCCACCCTTACCATTAAATGAACCAGTTGTATCTGCAGAATGCTCTTCAAGTGATAACCAATCTTGTCCTGTTCTTACAGAGTTCCAAGTTACACCATCAGTTGTAATATCATCGAAACGAGTACCAATACCCATTTCCCATGATTGTGTTACTGCATAAGCATATATTGTATAATCAATTGGGATTTCAGAAGATTCACATTCTCTTAAAATCATATCTGCTGCACTCATTGTTACTTCACCACTTGCAATAGATTGTGAAAGTGGAGTTGTTTCAAACTTAATTACAGAATGTGCAATATCTTTTAAACTACCATAATAAGTTTTAGATACTTCTAATATTTCATCCAACCCAGTATTCTGAGATGGTTGTTGTAAGTAAATAGTTGCATCTTTAGATGCGGTTACGAAATGATACATTATACAACTCTCCCTTTTATATCCTTACCAGGATATTTTAATTCAAATACCGAAGGGTCTAATGATGGATAAACCATTTTACCCTTTGTTGCTGATTCAATGTTGTATTTATTCTTAGAATAAACACCACCACATTTATTTACAATCTGGCACTTTGGTACTGATAATACTCCCTCAACTCCTGCAATTATTAATTCTAATTCAGAAATGTTAATTGGTGTGTTGAAAGTCCAATTATCAATGTTAAAATAATTTTCTACTTCAGTAATACATTGTAGTAAAACTTCTCGTTTGTTATAAGAGTTATATGTCATAATTTCAAAATCAACACCAATGTTAATTACAAACCCATCTAAAAGATTTATACCATCTGTTAACATTCTGTATTCTGAAAGATACGTTTTTACATTTTCTTTAACTGCTTTATTAAGAACTGTTAGGTGTTTACTTGAATCATATGCAAGTAAATAAAGATTAATAGCGAATGGATTATTTTTTTCTACACTATTAGAGTTACTCTGTTTTCCTACTAAAAATCTTTGTAGTTCTGTTTTAATTTCAGTTTCAGTTTTTCCATCTCCACCAAGTCTTTGTACTAATCCAGCAAATTCTTCTAATGTATCAGGAGTGTTCAATATGGAACTAGGTGAGTTATTATCTAACTCTCCATCTGGTGCACAGTATGCTTTTGCAACACCACCATATTTTGGGTCCAATGCCAATGCTCTAACTTGATAATCTTTTCTTGTTACTGCTCTGTTTTGTGAACCATAGTGTGCAAGTGCGTTTTCTCTAATCTCATCGATTGTTTCTGCACCTCTACCACCTGTTGCTGGAATTTCATTTTCTGCAGCAATGGAGTTTTTAACAGTTCCATACATTTGTAGTTCATCATTATCAAACAAACTTAAATCTTCATCAAATTCCAACTTAGTAATTCTCTTAAGAGAACCTTTGGATACGTTTGCAGGTACACCACCTCCAACTAAATATTTAATTGTTAATGTTGTATTAGCAGGTGCTTGACCATATGATTTTGATTTTAAAAAGTTAGCAGGGTCAAATGATGCACCCAATCTATCGATTGAATTATTTAGTCCCAATCCTACATTCTTAAAGTTTGGTAAGAATGTTTCATCTGAAGATGCTGAATTACCTGCTCCAAATACAATTGAAGTTGTATTATCTGCGTTTACTTGTCTTACAAACCTTCTCGATGTTTTCGTTACTTTAAGAATACTTGGTACTGAATCTTTAAATTGAACCAAATCTTTATCAAATTGTGATGTATTTGGATAATCAGTATAAATCATTTCTTGTGCAAGATAAGGAACTTCATACCATTTGTTTCCATTTGAATCTCTTACATCGTAAATTGAAATTATATTAGTATCACCTAAATCTATTTTATCAAATTGTTTTGGTGAACTAAATTGAACATTTACTTCTTTAATTTCGGCAGAGATGGCATTTACAAATTTTTTGATTAAATAAAAGGTTGGTTCACCTAACGCGTTTCTTTGATATACATTTACTTCTCTTTCATAATCATCTGCAAAATCTAGTAATTCAGTTGTTCTAAATACAACACCAGCATCGGATGTCAATTCCATGCCTTCTTTAACCCTAAATAGATATCCCTCATCCATTTCAAATCTATTATCACCATCATACAAGTTACCACTTGCTCTTCTTTTACTTGGTGTTATTTGATAAACTGCAATCGTTGTTAATGCAGGTGAAGTAACTTTTGGTTTGTATCCTAAGAAGTTTGAAAGAGCAACAACATTACTTCTATCTTCTGCAGAATGAATCATCGATTCTTTTAAGTTATCATCGATGTAATATCCAAGAACATCTCCTAAGTAAGATGCCATTTCGATAAACATCATTCCAGGTGATGATTCGTTAAAATCTGAATATGTGGTTGGGAAATATGTTTTAGCATATTCAATTAGATTTTCTCTAAATTGACCAAAATCTTTATTGAGATACTTTATATCCCTACCTTTGTTTTTCTTATTTGATGTATTTAATGCCATGTTGTTATCCCTGTATTGATAATGATACTTGATTTAAATCGATAGATTCACCAACTCTAAATGTTAGATTTAAGGTTGCTCTATTTCTATCTTTCATTTCATCTGTCATTTCAATTTCAATTTCTTCTATTGTAACGTAAGGTAACCAATAATTTATCGAATTAGTTATTTCTTTTTGAACCTTTGTTTCGAATTCACCAGTCATTGGTTCGAAAAGTAACTCATCCAAACCAGTACCAAACTCAGGTTGCATTATTCTTTCACCTTTTCTTGTTTGTAAAAGATTTCTAATATTAGCTCTTGCAGCATTTGCTAGAGTAAATGTAGATTTAAACATATTAGAACCTACTGTTACTGGATAATCTATACCATAGGCATTGTTATCTAAAGCATCTTCGGTATCTTTTACAATTCTTTTTGGTAAAATGTATGACATTTATTATTCCCCACATTGACAACCACTACATCCACACTCACCAGAACTTTTCTTTTTTAAAGTTTTAGTAAGAACGAAAACAGAAGTTCCCAATAGTATTAATACGATTAATCCTTGTACCATTATTTTTTAAATTTTTTAACTAACGCAGAGTTATCTCTGTTTAATATTCTATCTAATCCAGCTAAACCAGTTGTTACACCCAAGCCTTGTTTTTTTCCACCAACACCTGGCATATCTCCATATCCCATTTGTGCTGCCATTGAAGCTCTTACTCCATCTAAACCTGCTCCTGCTCCTTGTTGAGTAAACTCAACTGTTTTATCCATACTTTCATTCACTTGTGGTTTCTGAAATGAATCTAACACAGATTTAACTTGTGTTCCTCCACTTCTTTGTTCTTTAGAGAATGGTTGTGTATTATTAAGAACTTCATTAATTGCAGCGTTTTTACTGAATTGTCTTTTTGGTTGTTCTTCTCTTTCGTTTTGTAATACTTGATTTGCCATTTCAAATGGGTCTACTTCTTCACTAACTACTTTTTTTGTTGTAGTTTTTTTCAAAGTTTTCATTTTACCTTTAACGGCTTCATCAAGTATTGCTGGAAATTGATTCTTAAGAAACGTCTCATGTTTCTTTGCTACTTCAACTTCCACTAGTGCCTTTATTACTTTTATAAGTTGTTTATTATCCATTTTTGTAAAAATTTCCTTTTATCTTAATATAAATATATCTTTGTTGATTTTCTAGGTTTTAATCACAATCTACACAACAGTTATCTTTTTCATCTTGTAATTCTTTTTGCAAATCAGCCAAACTCTTCCTAAATTGAGCATCTGTATCAGGTTGTAGATTTTTAAAATCACCAATTGCCTGAATTGCTTTTGAATAAAATCTATCGATTCCTGCTAAATCTTTTTGTCTTTCTGCTTCTAATATTTTATCAATATTAGAGTCATCTCCTAATCCACCAGAACCACCACTACCCAAATCAGAAATTAATTTATCATCAATTTCATCCTCTTTATTTTTTTGTGATAATCCATCGGCATCTCCATTCGATAAGATATCTGCGTTGATAATTGGTTGTGGTTTCTTTTTAACTCCTGGTGTTTTATTTGAAGTATTACTAATATCAATTCCACTATTACTTAAATCACCACCCTCACTACCAAACTTTAATCCAAA